CTGGCGACGTGTCGGGTGCCGTCGGCTACAGCACTACTGATGTGCCAGCCGAGCAGATCATCCACCTGTTCATCCCCGAGCGGCCCGGCCAGACCAGGGGCGTCCCGATGTTCGCCAGCAGCATCAAGCGGATGCACCACGTCGCCGGCTTCGAGGAGGCCGAGGTGGTCGGCAAGCGCGCGCGCTCCAGCCTGATGGGCTTCATCCAGAGCCCTGAAGGCGAGCTCGTCGGCGATGGCGTGGAAGACGGCGAGCGGCTGACCAACTTCGAGCCCGGCGTCTTCAAGCACCTGGCGCCCGGGGAAAGCATCACGGTGCCGCAGCTGGGCAACGCCGACACCGAGTACGAGGCCTTCCTGCGGCCCATGCTGCGCTCACTGGCCGCCGGCTCCGGCGTGCCCTATCCCACGGTGAGCGCGGACTACAGCCAATCCAACTACAGCAGCAGCCGCCTTGAGCGGCTGGAGGTGCTGGAGCTCTGGCGCAGCCTGCAGGACTGGATCATCGAAGACGTGTGCCAGGTCGTGTTCGAGCGTGCCATGGCTGCTGCCATTGGCGCCGGCACCCTGCAGCTCCCGGGCTACGACCTGGCGCCAGAGCGCTACGAGGCCGTGAAGTGGTTCCCGCGCGGCTGGGAGTTTGTGGACCCACAGAAGGAAGCGGCGGCCAACAAGGATCTGGTCCGCTCCGGCTTCAAGACGCAGGCGCAGATCGTGGCCGAGCAAGGCGGCGACCTGGAGGACCTGCTCCTGGCCCGCGCCGCTGAGGTGGAGCGGGCTGAGCAGCTCGGCATCCAGTTCGACACCAACCCCGCCGACGACCTGCAGGGCGGATCCCCCGACGCCAAGCCGGAGACGGACGACGAGCCGGAAGATCCCAGCAAGCCAGACCCCGACGACGACATCGAGGACGACCCGGAGGACGCTTCAATATGAGCGACGAGACCAGGCTTCCTAGCCTGAGCGCAGGAAACGCCGCGCCAATGGAACAACGCGACCACGACGGCAAGCCGCTCTACCGCAATGCGGTGGTGGCGAGCTGGTGCCGCGCGGAGGACGACCCCGAAGTAGTCGAGTTCAGCTTTTCGTCAGAGGAGCCAGTCGAGCGCTACTTCGGGGTGGAAGTTCTCAGCCACGACCCTGGCGCGATGAACATGGCCCGCCTCAATTCAGGGGCGGCGCCATGGCTCTGGAACCACAATCCCGATGTGGTTCTCGGCGGAGTCGAGAAGGCTTGGCAGGGCGGTGACGGGCGCGGCATGGTTCGCACTCGTTGGAGCCCCAACACCAAGTCCGAGGGCTCCGACGAATGGAAGGTCCGGCAGAACTGGGAGGCGGGCATCATCCGCAACGTCTCCTTCATGTATTCCATCGACGCGCCGCTTGACCTCAAGTCGCGCGAAGGCGTGGCGCTGGTCACAGCGTTCACGCCGATGGAAGTCTCGACCGTTTCCATTCCAGCCGACGCCACCGTCGGCCAAGGCCGAGCAATCGGCGACACCGCGGCCCAGGCCGCAGACCAAACCCAACCCCCGAAACAACCCGTGGAAACCACCATCAATCTCGACGAGGTGCGGGCTCAGGCTGCGGCCGATGAGCGCTCCCGCGTCGCCTCCATTACCGCTCTCTGCCGTGAGCACAAAGCCGACGACCTGGCCCAAGGCCTGATCGAACGCGGTGCCACCGAAACCGAAGCCATGAAGGACGTGCTCGCCGCCATCGGCAAGCGCGCCAAGCAGCCCGCCACCCCGGCCGCTGCTGCCCAGCCGATCGCCGGCGCTTCTGCTGACATCGGCCTGACCGACAAAGAGGCCCGCAGCTTCAGTTTTCTGAAGGCAATGCGCGCCCAGCTCTTCCCCAACGAGCGCGCCTTCCAGGAAGAGGCCGCCTTTGAGCGCGAGGCCAGCAATGCTGCCGCCCAGCGGATGGGCATGAGCCCCAAAGGCATCCTGATCCCTAACGATGTGCTTAGCCGGTCCCTGGTCGCCGGCACCGCTTCCGCCGCTGGTGACCTGATCTTCACCGATGCTCGCCCCGGATCGTTCATCGAACTGCTGCGCAAGCGCAACTTTCTGACCGGCCTTGGCGTCACCATCCTGGCTGGCCTGACTGGGCCCGTGGGTATCCCCAAGCAGACCGGCGCCAGCCAGGTCTACTGGAAGGGTGAAGGCGTGGCCGCCGCCGAATCTGAGCCCTCCGTGGGCCAGGTCACCATGACGCTTAAGGAAATGAGCGCTTGGACTCGCTTCTCCCGTTCGCTGATGCTGCAAAGCTCCATCGACGTTGAGACGTTTGTCCGTAATGACCTGGTAACCGTGATGGCCCTGGAGCAAGCACGGGTTGCCCTTTATGGCCTGGGATCCTCTTCCCAGCCCGAAGGTCTCAAGATCACCACAGGGATCAACACCAAGGATTTCGCTGCAAACCAGCCCACCTATGCCGAGCTGGTGGACATGGAAACCCAAGTCGCGGCCGATGACGCCGACATTGGCACCATGGGTTACGTCACCAACGCCACCACCTACGGCGGATTCAAGACCACCGAAAAAGCGGCCAACACCGCTCAGTTTGTTCTCGAGCCTGGCGGCACCGTGAACAGCTACGGCGTGGTCCGCTCCAACCAGGTGGAGACTGGCGACGTGTTCTTCGGGGTCTGGAGCCAGCTTGTCCTGGGCCTCTTCGGTGCCGTCGATCTCCAGGTGAACCCCTACTCAGAGGACAAGGAGGGCAACATCCGGGTTGTGGCTCATCAGGCCATCGACTACGCAGTTCGCCACCCCCAAGCCTTCTGCCGCGGTAACAACACCCTGTGATGGCCATGAGGATCAGGATCTTGCGCCAAACCTCAATCAGTGGCCGGCCTGCACGGGTTGGCGACGTGGTGGAGGCAACCCCTGCAGATGCCCGGCTCCTGCTGGCCATGGGCAGGGCTGAGCAGGCGCCAGGTCCTGATCCGGTGGTAATCACCGCCCCAGAGGCCGCAAAGCCTCGCTCCCGTAAATCAACCCCCCGTCAAACCGATGGCTGTTCATGAGCTTTCGCTGGACAAACTCCAGCACTTCACCCTTCTGGCTACAACCACGATCACCGCGACCGGCAACCAGACCGGCGTGGACCTTCAAGGATTTGAAGGCGATGTTCAGATCATCCTGGCCGGCACTGCTGCTGGCGCTAGCGCTGACCTGACCTTCCGCATTGAAGAGTCGGATGACAACTCGACTTATGCCGCTGCCACCGGCGGCAGCTTTACCGCGATTGCCAACGCTGCATCAAAGCAGGTGATCACCCTGAACAGCAATGACCTCAAGCGTTACATCCGTTTGAGCTGCACCGCTGAGACGGGCACCGCTTCCAGCAACGTGACTTGTTTTGGCTACGGCCTGAAGAAGTACAGCTGAGATGGCCTTCACCGAGGATCTTTCTGTCTTCCTCGACCTCAACGGCTTCGGCGTCCCTGTGGTCGCCGGGGCCGTTTCTGGCGTGGGGATCCTCGACCAAAACAGCGAGCTGATCCTCGGCGGCGAGATCACGATCATTGATTATTTGTTGACCGTCCCGACGGCCACCTTCGGCAGCCTGGGCTACGGCGACGCCATCACGGTGGACGGCCAGTCGTACAAGGTCGAAACCCAGCCGCAGCGCTTCGACGATGGCACGTTCTGCCGGGTGCCGTTGATCAAGTCGGCGGCGGTGGCCAACAACATCACCACCCTGAGCGGCCTGCGCCTGGTGACGCTCGATGGCCGGTATCTCGTCACTCTTGCTTCCTAGCCTGAGCCCATGGCCGACGTCACGATCACAGGGCTGCCCAACGCTTCGGCGCTCAGCGGGACCGAGCGGGTGCCGATGGATCAGAGCGGCACGACCGTGGATGCAGCGGCCAGCGCCATCGCCGCCCTGGCCACGGCGGCCACGGTGGGCCTGGGCAACGTCAACAACACCAGCGACATCAACAAGCCCGTCAGCACGGCCACGCAGACGGCCCTGGACGGCAAGGCCGCCGCCGGCGCGATCGGCAGCAGCGGCCTGACCATGACGGCCGGCGTGCTGGGCCGGGAGAGCGGTACGGGTGCGCCGCAGGTGTTCACGCTGGGCTCGGGCCTGTCGATCGTGAACGGGGCCCTGACCGCCAGCGGCGTCGGCGGTGGTGGGTATCCGTCGCTGAGCATGCCGACGGGCTTCAGCGTCAGCGGCAGCGGCACGGCATCGCTGGGGGTGACGTTCACCGCCGGCTACAGCCTGCCGACGACCGCGAGGCAGACCGAGTGGGACACGGCCTACAGCGAGCGGCTGCGATGGGACGGCAACAGCACGGGCCTGAACGCAACGACCGCCCGCACCAGCCTGGGGCTGGGCACGGCAGCCACTGCGGCTACGGGCGACTTCGCTACTGCAGCGCAGGGAGCCCTGGCGGCCACTGCTGTTCAGCCTGCAGCGCTGAGCAGCTACCAGCCGCTCGACAGCGACCTGACCTCCATCGCGGCGCTGACGACCACGAGCTTCGGGCGCTCGCTGCTCACCCAGGCGGACGCGGCGGCAGCCCGCTCAGCAATCGGCGCTGGCACCAGCAGCCTGGCCGTCAGCAGCAGCGCCCCGGCGGCGCTGGCAGCCACCGCAGCGGCCGGAAGCAGCACCGATGCCGCGAGGTCTGATCACGCGCACCAACGGGACAGTGACGTGATCGTGATCCCAGTGGGCGACGAGAGCACAGCGCTCACCACCGGCACAAACAAAGTGAGATTCAGGCTGCCCTTCGCGGCCACGCTGCTGGCGGTGCGAGCGAATGTGAACACCGCCCCGACCGGCTCGACACTGATTGTGGATGTGAACGAAGCGGGAACATCGGTGCTGAGCACGAAGCTGAGCATCGACGCCAGCGAAACCAGCAGCACGACGGCCGCGACCGCTGCGGTGATTTCAGACAGCAGCCTGGCCGACGACGCCGAGGTTTCAATCGACATCGACCAGATCGGCTCCACCGTCGCCGGGGCTGGCCTCAAGGTCAGCCTGTTCGTGCGGAGGGCCTGATCATGCAAAACCTCGTCCTGCTTGACACGGAAACCGGCCTGATCAAGGACTACCCTCGCCGCGATGAAGAGCCTGTCGAGGGCCTTGATTCGCGCTACGAGGTGTTGCGCGTCGTGCGCGAGCCAGCGCCGCAATACGACCCCGCCACGCACAGCCTCTCTGAGACCCGCACCATCGACCGTGACGCTGGCGAGTGGCGCTGGGGCTGGGCAGTAGAGCCGCTGCCACCTGTGGCTCCGCAGGCGGACTGGCGCACGTTCAAGCGGACCCTGCTGGCCCATCCCGCAATCAATGCCCTGCTGGGCGGCAGCCTGAGCCAGGCCCCGGCGGCGGGCCTGAGCCTGCCTGCCACCCTGCTGGCCGCTTCGGCTGCTGGCGATGTTGACGACTTCCGCGGCGCCTGGGTGGCCCTGCGCCGTCAGGGGCTGGTGTCGCCCGAGCTGCTTCAGGAGGTGCGCGGCCTGGCCCTGATGCTGCACCTGCCTGAGGCGTTCGTGGCGGCCCTGGGCGGCGCCACCCGCCCGGCTGCAACGTCGCTGAATCAGGAATGGGTTGATGCTGCCGGGGATCTGTGGGTCGTGGTGCAGGCTCGCGACGAGAGCGGCCAATTCCTGGCTGACGACCCCACCACGCCCGAGCGTGAATCGCTGACCTGGGAGAAGCAGGCATGAGCGTCATCTGGATTGATTCGGGGAGGTTTGCGGTGGCTGCTGGTGGCTGGACTCCCGCACAGATCAGCCCCGCGCTGTGGCTGGATGCGAGCGACAGCAGCACGATTGCATCGTCATCGGGCCTGGTGAGCCAATGGAATGACAAGAGCGGCAATGCGCGGCACGCGACCCAGAGCACGGCAAGCCGCAGGCCGGCCTATGCCGCTACTGGGTTCAACGGCTTACCTGGCATTACATTTGACGGCGTTGACGATCATCTTTTGCACGGGCTGACTTCAGGCGGGGCTTTCACGTTAATCGCAGTCTATAAAGTCAACAGTAGCCAAAACGGCTATAGAGGCGTTATGGCTGTTGGCCCAATTGATGGAAGCGGAAGCATGTTGCTAGCGCGAGGCACTGCAAGCTTTATTTCGAGTTATGGATCTAACG